AGCTCGAGCCGGTCAAGAACCTCGTGCACGTCATCGTCGAAGCCGACGTCGACCACCAGGACCACCCGAAGCCGTGGAACTTCGAAGCGAACCGCGACCGGTTCGACAAGTGGGCGGACCGCATCGTCTACGTGAAAGCGACGGGCCTTCCGACGGCGACCGAGTTCCCCGACCCCTGGGCCCGAGAGCACGCGCAGCGCGAGTTCGTCGCCGGTGGCCTGGCCAAGGCCGGCTGCCAGGGCGACGACGTCATCCTGCACGGCGACATCGACGAGATCCCCCGGGTGTTGCCGGTACGCAACATCCGCCCGCAGGGCCTCGTGGCGTTCGAACAGCGTGGCCACTTCTGGGCGGTCGACTGGTTGTACCCGGAACCGTGGCGGGGCACCGTCGCTGGCAAGGCATCAACGGTGTTCAAGCTCGGGCTGCAAGCGTTCGGCCGCATGAGGGACGCCAGGAATGTCGTTCCATGCCCGCCGTACCTGAAGGATGCCGGATGGCATCTGAGCTGGCTCGGCACGGCTGACGACGCCATGCGCAAGGTCGGCAGCTTCTGCCACCCCGAGGTCAAGGACCGCATCGTCGACGGGCTGAGCGGCGATCAGTTCCGTTCGCTCGGCTACCACGTCGACGGCAAGCGGATGGCGCCGGTCGACGTCGACGAATCATGGCCTCGCTGGATCGTCGACGGTCATGCGCCGGCGGAATGGTTCAGGCCCCGATGAGCCGCGTCGAGTTCCACGAAGAGTGGTTCGGCTCGGCGTCGCAAGAGGCGCTGGCCAAGCTGCTCAGCCTCACGGCCGGCACCGAAGGCAAGATCATCGAGGTCGGTTCCTGGGAGGGACGCTCGACCATCGCCCTGGCCAATGCGGCGTACCCCGACGAGGTCGTAGCGGTCGACACGTGGAACGGCTCGCCGGGCGAGATCAGCGCGGATCTGGCCGCCGAGCGCGACGTGTACATGCAGTTCCTGCACAACGTTCACACCGCCACCAAGGGCAATGTGGCGGCGTTCCGCATGGGCTGGCGTGAATACTTCGCCAAGTACGCCGACCCGATCCGCTTCCTGTTCATCGACGCCGAGCACTCCTACGAGGAAGTGCGCGACAACATCGCTGCGGCGAAGCCGCTGATGGCGCCCGGGTCGATCATGTGCGGCGACGACGTGCATCACCCGCCGGTGCAGCAAGCGGTCATCGAGCAGTTCGGTGATGCGCATCTCATGGCGACGTTGTGGTGGGTGCAGCTATGAGCGTCCTCCTGCGCGACCAGTACGACAGGCTGTGCCAGGCGCCGAGCGACATCTACCTGCATCTGCCCCGGTTCGTCGAACTGTGCGAAGCGCTCGACGCCCAGCACGTCATCGAACTTGGCAGCCGCTCAGGCGTCAGCACCGTTGCGTGGCTCTACGGGCTTGCCAAGACCGGCGGCCGGCTCACGTCGGTCGATCTCGACCCAGCGCCCGAGATCGGATCGTGGAGCCACTGGCGCCACATCCAGGGCGACGATCTGAGCATGGACGTGCTCGGGCAGCTCGACGGCGCCGACATCGTGTTCATCGACACGAGCCACCACTACGAGCAGACCGTCAGGGAACTGCACGTGTACCGGTGGCTGGTGAAGCCGGGCGGCGTGATCGTCTGCCACGACACCGAGTTGCCGATTCCCGAGGGCGCCCCGCCGCTCCCGAGGTTTCCGGTCAAGAAAGCCGTCGTCGAGTTCTGCGAGGCCGAAGGCTTCGACGTGAAGTTCTACGAAGACTGCTGGGGCCTAGCCGTCATCAAGGTGAGGTAACGACGTGACGATCACCAACGGCTACGCCACCCTCGCCGAACTGAAGGCCGAGCTCGGCATCAACGACACCGACGACGACGAAGCGCTCGAGACCGCCATCGAGGCGGCGTCTCGTCAGTGCGACGACTACACCGGCCGTCGGTTCTGGCAAGACGCCGCCGTCGTGGCCCGGGTCTACGAGCCCGAAGACCCGTACTGCCTCTACGTCGACGACATCTCGACGGCCACGGGCCTCGTGGTCAAGATCGACGCTGACGGCAGCGGCACCTACGAGACGACGCTGACACTCGGCACCGACTTCCGGTTGGAGCCGGCCAACGCCGCCGCCGAGTACCCGGTGCGCCCGTACACCGAGCTCGAAATCATCCGCTCACGCTCTGCCTACTACTGGCCGACGGGCTACGACGACGTGACCGTGCAGGTGACGGCAAAGTTCGGTTGGTCGGCAGTGCCCGAGCAAGTCGCCAAGGCCTGCCGTATCCAGGCGTTGCAGCTGTTCAAGGCCAAGGATGCCGTGTTCGGCGCGCTGGCCATGGGCGACGGCACGACGCTGCGAGTCAAGTCGAGCCTCAACCCGATGGCCGAGGCGTTGTTGGCGGCGTACCGCAAGCCGTCGGTCGGCTGATGGCCGCCGCACTGTTCGACATCTGGGAAGCGCTCGCCGCCGCCGTCACCAAGGCCGGCATCCGGTGCTCGCCGCACCCGGTCGACACGATCAACGTGCCGATGGGCGTGCTGTCGATCAGCGACTACCCCTACGACATGACGATGGGCCGCGGCGCCAACGAGTCGACGTACACCGTGCGGGTCTACGCCGGCCGTGCGTCGGAGCGCAGCGCTGCGAAGTTGATCGCCGATCTGATGGACCCGGCCAACCCGCTCAACCTGAAGTACTGCGTCGAGGGCGACAGCAACCTGCTGATGCTCGTCGACTACGCCCGGGTGCGCTCGGCGGGCGACATGAACGTCGTGGCCATCGGCACCGGCGACGTGCTCTACGTGACGGTGGATTTCCAAGTGGAAGTAGTGGTGAGCAACTGATGGCCTCTGTCGCGACGTTCAACAGCCGGTTGCTGGTCGGCTCAATCAACCTCACGCCGTACCTGACCGACGCCTCGCCGTCGTTCAACCAGGAAATGCTCGAGGTCACCACCCTCAACGACACGGGCAAGTCGTACATCCCGGGCCTCACCGAGTACACGATGTCGCTCAAAGGGTTCCTCGACCCGACCGGCACGTCGAACCTGCAAGCCGATCAGCTCAAGTCCTGGGTGGCGCTCACCGGCGGCCAGCCCGTCACGTTCGCTCCCCGAGGCCTAACCGGCGGCACCGAGACTGTCATGGTAAATGGCCTTGCCGCACAGCTCAATGAGGGCGCAGCCGTCGGCGGTGTCGTGTCGTTCGACGTCAACGTCCAGGCCGACACGCTCGGCGACATCGGCAAGATGCTGACGACGACGGTGCCGACGACTGCGTCGACCAACGAGTCATCGAGCAACAACGGCGCTGCGACGTCCAACGGTCTCGTCGCTCATCTCCACGTGCTCGCCTACAGCGGGCTCACGAACGTCGTGGTGAAGGTGCAGTCGTCCAGCGACAACGTCACCTTCGGCACCGACGTCATCACGTTCTCGACGGTTAGCGGGCTCACGTCGGAGCGCAAGACGGCCAGCGGCACCGTTGGCCAGTACCTCCGAGTCTCGTCCACCGTGACGGGCACCGGGTCCATCAGCTACTACGTCGCCGTAGCACGGCGCTAGCAATAGGAGTTCCGCAATGGCATTTCGCGCCGGCACCGTTTCCTGGGTCAAGCTCGACAACGCGGCGGGTACGCCCACCGACCTCAACGCCTACATCGACGACTTCTCGGTCCCCTACTCGACCGAGATGCTTGAGGTGACGGCGTTCGGCACGGCCGCCAAGACCTACATTCCCGGCCTGCAGGGCGGCGACACGATCAGCGTCAAGGGCCCGTACGACGCCACGGTGTTCAGCCACTTCGGCTCGCTCATCGCCGCTCAGGCCGCCGGCACGGCGTCGCACAGCTTCCTGTGGGGCCCGGGCGGCTCGGTATCGGGTCAGGCCAAGGTGACCGGGGAGTTCCTGGTCGCAGCGCTCGAGCTGCCGTCCACGGTCGGCGGCCGGGTCGAGTATTCGGCCACGCTGCAGATCACGGGCGCGGTCACGTACGCGACCTGGTGACGGGTGGACCTCTCCCTTGAGGTCAGCGGTCTCAAGGAACTGCGCAGCGCGCTGAAGCAGCTCGATGACGGGTCGCTGAAGCGCCTGCGTGATTCGCTGAAAGTCGCTGGCGACATCATCGCCAGCGACGCACGACGTCGAGCGGCCGGGTTCAGCAAGCGGGCAGCGGCCACGATCCGCACGACCGCCGGCGGCAACCGTGTCTACATCCAGGGCGGCAAGGCGAAGCTGCCATGGTACGGCTGGGCCGACTTCGGCACACGCTCGCCGGTCAGCGGCTGGCCTCGCAGCGTCGGCCCCTGGGCCGGCAGCGGCGCCGGGCCCGGCCGTGGCCGATTCATCTACCCAGCGATCGACGACAAGTTCGATGCGCTGGTTGCCAAGGTCGCCGAAGCAATCGGCGATTCCATAGACCAAGCGGGGTTCTGATGGCACTACTTCCCAAGCTCGTCGTCGAGTTTGACGACGGCACCAAGGTGACGTTGCAGACCAACCAGGGCGACTTGGCACGGCTCGAGCACGTCGAAGGCAAGTCGCTGGCGTCGATCGACCTCGGCGTGTCGCAGCTTGCACGCCTGGCGCACTTCGCCGCTCGACGGCTGCAAAAGCGCCAGCAGCTTTCACTGCAACGGCCACTGCCTGACGACCCGTTCGACTTCGCCGACGAGATCGCCAGCATCGAGGTCGACGACGCCGAGGGAAAAGCACCGAGTTCCCTCCCGGCTCCTACACCTGGCTGATCGCCCAGCTGGCGTGCGAGACGGGCATCAGCCCGACCGATCTGGCCGAAGAAGCGCCGGAGATGGTGTTGACCATGGCCGCCTACCTCGAGTGGCGATCCGAAGAGCAAGAACGAGCACGCAAGAGGCGGTGAGTAATGGCCAAGGACGTGAAGGTTGCGATCCTTGGCGACGCATCGTCGTTCAAGAAGGCGGTCGCCGACGCCAAAGGCTCAGCGGACGATGCCGAGGGTCACTTCGCCAAGGTCGGCGAAGGCATCAAGAAGATCGGCGCGGCCATGGCCATCGGCGTCGCTGCAGCCGGCGTTGCTGGTGTTGCGTTCGCCAAGTCAGCTATCTCGGCGGCGAGCGACCTCAACGAATCGCTTGGTAAGAGCTCAGTGGTGTTCGGCGACAACGCCAAGGACATCGAAGCCTGGGCGTCGAAGTCGGCGAAGGCGTTCGGTCAATCGAAGCAGCAGGCGCTCGAAGCAGTCGGTACATACGGGAACCTGTTTCAGGCCTTCGGTGTCGGCAAGCAGGAATCGGCGAAGATGTCGAAGTCGCTTGTCGAGCTGGCCGCTGACCTGGCGTCGTTCAACAACACCAGCGTCGACGACGCGCTGCAGGCGCTGCAGTCGGGCCTGTCGGGCGAAACTGAGCCGCTCAAGAAGTTCGGCGTTGCCATCAACGATGACCGGCTTAAGGCTGAGGCATTGAGGCTCGGGTTGATCAAGACGACGAAGGAAGCGTTAACGCCGGGCGCCAAGGCGCAGGCTGCCTACGCCCTCGTGATGAAGGACACCGCGCTTGCACAGGGCGACTTCGCCCGCACGAGTGACGGCCTGGCCAACAAGCAGCGCATCCTGTCGGCGCAGTTCACCGACCTGAAAGCCAACATCGGCTCAGCGCTGCTTCCGGTCTTCCTGACCGTCGTCAGCTTCATCTCCGACAACATGATCCCGGCCTTCAACTGGATCAAGAACGCGATCGACACCGTCATTGGCGGTTTCCAAAACGCCGACGCCGAGATCGGCGGCAGCGTCAGCAAGATGGAAGCATTCCTGCTCCGTCTCGGCGCCACGTTCTCGAAGGTCTTCGACGCCATCAAGACAGCGATATCGGTCACGGTCGATTGGCTGACCAATACGGCGTGGCCGGCGATTCAGGCCGGGTTCGAAGTGGTGAAGGGCTGGCTCGAAGATCTCAAGGCCGGCTGGGATTCCCGTTGGGAAGACATCAAGGCCGCCACCGAGAACATCATCACGGCCATCAAAGTCGTGATCGGCGCGGTGCTCGCTGCGATCATCTTCCTTTGGCGGGCGTGGGGCGATGACCTCAAGCACATCGTGCAGGGCTTGATGGACGCCATCAAGGGCATCATCGACGTCGTGCTCGGCCTCCTGTCGGGCGACTGGGGCCGGGCGTGGGACGGGCTCAAGTCGATTGTCAGCGGCGCCATCGATGCCATCAAGGCGCTGCTCGGCGGCCTGGCGTCGACCATCGGCGAACTCGGCGGTTACATGTGGGAAGGCCTCAAGACCGGCTTTCGTGCCGTCATCAACTGGATCATCGACAAGTGGAACGGCCTCGAGTTCAAGGTGCCAGGGTTCTCGGCGTTTGGCGCCGAGATCGGCGGCTTCACGATCGGCGTGCCCGACATCCCTCGCCTCGCCCAAGGCGGCATCGCCATGGCCCCGACGCTCGCCGTGGTCGGCGACAACGGCGGCCGGGGCGAAGCAGTCATCCCGCTCGACAAGCTCGAGCAGATGATGGGCAACGGCGCCGGTGGCGAGTTTCACTTCTACCTCGACGGCCGTGAGCTGTCGGCGACGTTGCGTCGCATCAACCGGCGGGCGGCGTAGATGGCGTTCACGATCGGCAGAGCGGGCGGCGATGTCGCCATGCGCGAACCGAAGACGACCAGCTTCG